AAAGATTTAGTCAGAATGTCTAACTTATGTCAAGAGATTACATTGCCCACAGACCCACTACAACACATTGATGGTGAGGGGGAAATCGCTCTATGTATACTAAGTGCTATCAATGTAGGTAAACTAGTCTATTTTGATGACCTAGACACTCTATGCGACTTGTCTGTGCGAGCTTTAGATGAGATAATCGACCATCAAGGGTACCCTGTTAAGGCAGCCGAAATATCTACAAAATCTAGAAGAAGTCTAGGTATTGGGTACATTGGACTTGCACATTATTTAGCTAAAACAGGATACAAATATGATGAACAAGGGGCATGGGATGCCGTAGATGAATTAACAGAACACTTTCAATATTATCTATTGAAAGCAAGTAATACACTTGCAAAAGAAAAAGGTAAATGTGAATATTATGACAGAACAAAATATTCTGATGGCGTCTTACCTATTGATACTTACAAAAAAGAGGTAGATGAGATTGTAAATCGTAAACTATCTTGTGATTGGGAATCATTAAGGAAAGATATAACTGAGCATGGTCTCCGACATAGCACTCTATCAGCTCAAATGCCATCAGAATCCTCTAGTGTGGTATCTAATGCAACTAACGGCATTGAACCACCTAGAGACTTTTTATCTGTTAAGAAGTCTAAACAAGGACCTCTTAAACAAGTAGTGCCACAATACTTATCATTGAAAAGTAAATATACTTTACTATGGGGCATGGGTGGGAACACCGGATATATAAATATCGTTGCAGTAATGCAAAAGTACTTTGACCAGGCGATATCAGGTAACTGGTCGTACAATCCAGAAGACTATGAGGAGAATCAAGTACCATTATCAGTAATGGCACAAGACCTTCTTACGACTTATAAACTAGGATGGAAAACATCTTACTATCAAAATACATATGATGGTAAGACAGATGAAGATGATAAACCTGATGTACTAGAGGATGATTCAACATATAAGGAAGAAGAACTAACAGAAGAGGAGTGTGAATCATGCACAATATGAAAAGTGTTTTTAATAAAGAAAAAGGATTAGACTTTACTAAACAACCAATGTTCTTTGGTAAAGATTTAGCAGTACAAAGATATGATACATTTAAGTATCCTATATTTGATAAACTTACACAACAACAATTAGGTTTCTTTTGGAGACCTGAAGAAGTATCTTTACAAAAAGATAGAAATGATTATCAAAATCTAAGAGAAGAACATAAGTTTATATTTACATCTAATTTAAAATATCAAACAATGTTAGATAGTGTACAAGGTCGAGGACCAGCACTTGCATTTTTACCTTTCTGTAGTTTACCTGAATTAGAATCATGTCTAATCACATGGGATTTTATGGAGACAATACACTCTAGGTCATACACATATATTATAAAGAACTTATATCCTAATCCTAATGAAGTGTTTGATACTATAATAGAAGATGAAAAGATAGAACAAAGAGCAAAGTCAGTTACACAAGCATATGATGACTTGATTGAAATAGGTTATAAAAAAATCATGGGTCAAGATATAAATGAATATGAACTTAAAAAGAAATTATGGCTTGCATTATGTACGGTAAATATTTTAGAAGGTCTTAGATTCTATGTATCATTTGCTTGCTCATTTGGATTTGGTGAATTAAAACTACTAGAGGGTAGTGCTAAGATTATATCATTTATTGCAAGAGATGAATCACAACATCTAGCAATATCTCAAAAAATAATAAACAACTATCGTGAACATGAACAAGACAAAGTTATGTTACAAGTAATTAAAGATACTGAACAACAAGTTTATGATATGTATGATAGTGCAGTACAAGAAGAAAAGAATTGGGCAACATACTTATTGACAAAAGGTTCTATGATAGGATTGTCTGAAAAACTTTTACATAGATTTATAGAACACATGGCAAACAGAAGAATGAGAACTATAGGTTTAGAACCTAAGTATGACCAAAAAACTAATCCACTACCATGGATAAGTCATTGGTTAAACTCTAAAGGTTTACAAAATGCACCACAAGAAACAGAAATTGAAAGTTATGTTATTGGTGGTATTAAACAAGATGTAGAGAAGGATACATTTAGTAACTTTAAATTATGATTGAATATCAATACCTGAATATAGAATGTGATAATTGCGATACGCCGTATGAAGTAAGGTGGGATGCCGAACATCCATCAGCACCTTTAACTTGTCCATTCTGTGGACACGAACTAGAAGATGAGGCATTTATAGATGAAGAAGATAAAAGCGATTGGGATTGATTACAGTTTAAATTCGCCAGCAATTTGTATTGCAACCGGCGACTTATCATTTGAAAACTGTAAATTTTATTATGTATCTTCTAAGAAAAAATATATTGGTAATTTTGGTAAAAATATAATAGGTAGTGAATACAAAGAATGGACCGACCCTATTGTTAGATTTAATAATCTTGCTAATTGGGCAATAAAATCAATAAGAAGTTATGGTGATATGAATTTATTTGATGGTACACAAACTGTACACATAGAAGGATATTCTTATGGTAGTAAAGGTCAGGCAATATTTCAAATAGCAGAAAACTGTGGTATATTAAAACATAGTTTACTTGCAAAAAAATTAAAATATGAAACTGTAGTACCTAGTATTGTTAAAAAGTTTGCAACAGACAAAGGCAATGCAAATAAAGAATTGATGTATGAACAATTTTGTAAAGATACTAAAACAGATTTGATGAAAACATTTGATATGCAAACATTATCTAATCCTATAACAGACATTGTGGATGCTTATTATATTGCGAGATGTGGTTATGAAAATATTAGAAGCAAGTAATCATGTTCCTTCAACAGTATTTCAAGAAGGACCTAAATTAAAAACACAAATGTTTCCTGTAAAAGATATACTTATTACAGCACCTAGAAATTGGCTTGAAGATAAAATGAAACCATTTACAGAAAGTATTGAAAGTGTAGGTATGATGTGGCCTGTTATATTAGTACACTTAGATAATTATTGGGAACCAATGAAGTCTAAAAGATGGCCAAGACATAATTTAGAAGGTGATTTTGTAGAGGGTTATGGTGTGCATACAGGAAACAAAAGAGTTATTTGGGCACAAGAAAATAATTATGATTTGATAGAGGCATTTGTTGTTACAAATAGAAATCAAAAAGATGATATTGTAAAACATACATTTTTACCTAGAGGTCAATGGCCAGGGCAAGTATCTAAATGAACAAAGAACAAAAGTTATTTAAAGACAATATAAAATCTATTGAAATAGGTATGCATAACTATTGTAATAGAACTTGTAACTTTTGTCCATTATCTAGAGATGATGTTAATAGAAAAGATAAAAAGAAAACTATATTCATGGATAAAGTAATGTTTCAAAGTATTCTAGAACAATTAAAAGAAATTGATTTTGATGGTCGTATAGATATTTCTAGATATCATGAACCACTATCACACAAAGAAGACATATTAGAAAGATGTCGATTAATGAATTATTACATACCTAATGCAAAAATTAGTATCAATACAAATGCAGATTTTTTAGATAGAAATTATATAGATGAACTATTAGATTCTTATGTAGACCATATTGCTATACAGGCATATCTAAAAAATGGTGTAGAAGAATATGATGAAATGGGTGTGTTCAAAAGAATAAATCAGATATGCAAAAAGATAAATGTACCAGAAATTAATCCTGATAATTTTAAAGATAAAGACTGGATAAGATATAGACTGCCAGCTATCAAGTCTACTATACATGCAAGAAATTATTGGAAGAACGGCATGAATAGAGCAGGTACAGTTTTAGATTTTAATTATAAAAGAACTGAACCATGTACAAGTATGGACAAAGGTGTTTATATAGAATATGATGGTAGTATGACGGCATGTTGCGATATGATAGCACCTGAACTACATAGTGAATGGACAGTAGGTGATTTAAAAAAAGAAACTAATTTATTTAAAAACTATGCAAGTGAAAAATATCAAGGGTTTAAGAAACGAATAAATAATGCTGACTGGATTGAAAACTCACCATGTCTAAAATGTAAACGAGATATAAGAGGACATAAATAATGATTAATATACCTGCTGAAGGGCAATATAATATGCACAATACTGATTTTTGCCCACATGCAAATTTTGTAGAATTTATCTGGCAAAATATGTATGATAGATTACTAAAAGATTTTCCTAGTGATGACTTATTTAAAGATGAATATCCAGAAGAAAGAAAACATGGCCAAAGACCACATTGTCGCAGATTCTTTTGTATAGGTGAAACACAAGGTAGTAAATATTTTGAAAAGTATATGAAAGGTATAAAAGATTTACCTTCTTCATGGCAAATGTTTGTTAATAATATTTTAACAAATAAAGACTATAAAAAATTTATTTGTAAATCATTAGAAGTAAAAGATTTCAAAATAAGATTTGATTTTCACAGAACAGAAGGTGGTTTAGATGTATCACCTCATGTAGATAGTTTGGGTAAAATAGGTTCACACTTATTTTATTTCATGCCAAAAGATTGGACAGATGAAATGGGTGGTAAGACAATATTTTATCGTGGTAGAAAAGTAAGTAGAATGAATCCTGAACCTCAAGACTTTGAGGATAGTGTAACAACAAGTGTTATAGGTAATCGTTCTTGTCTATTTAAAAATGCAAAAGAAGGATGGCATGGAATTACAAAAATTAATTCAAACATGCATAGACAAATTTGTAATGTGGTATTATTAAAATGATA